GATCGATAATTTTGTGGTAGTAAATTCTACCATCAACGTACCAGTTTCTAAAAATTTCGTGACACTTAGAATCAAAATCGAGAAGATCTTTGATGTACTTAAATTCTTTGCGGACGATTTTTTTGATGTCGTCACTAGCATTAAGATTTTGAAGATCAATAGAAACGGGAGAATCATTCAGATCCGAAACAATTGCTTCGTTCACAATATCTTCAATGGCACTGTCACACTCTGGGTGCAGAGCCATTTCCCTATATCTTCTAATCAGATCGGCCTCAGTTTTGTATACACCTTCAATGTCAACGTATTGACCATAAAAACCGCTAGAAAGATAATAGTCAACCCCATCCTCATTATTAGGAGGAACAGGGCTGACTACACTTTTGGGTTTGGGATCGGTGTCTTCAATTGAGAAGCCAAAAAGCTTAGGCATTATCTAAATCCGATTTCTACTATCTCTATTTAGGTGACCTTATCAACCGGTGATATCTCCACCATTTCCATATGCTTCCCAGTACTGGACTTGGAGTTCAACAGTGAACTCTTCCAGAGTATCGGAAGAATCATATGAAAGTTCGATCTGCGAGACGTTGGTGGGGAACACATCATAGAAACGATATGTTCTAATTGTATCACCCTCACGATTCAGTTGGAATACATATGCATCCGACTTGTAGTTGAGTGGGTTGCTTTCTCCAGTGGCATCTGCTACGTTATTGATAGCATTCATCCACTTTTCAAAAGCACCTCTGATTGCAAAGTCAGTATCGTTGATTACGGTTACTGTCCAAGTATCGAAGGTTCTATCACCAGCGATCTTGAGAATTCTTCCTCTAAAAGGAATATCAATGGGAGCAACGTTGGAAGCAGGCAGCGCAGCTGCCTTTACCAAGAATCTTGCTTTGTCCAGAACATTGTTATCTGCAGGAGCAATACCAGGGAACGATAATGCAACTTCAAACAGATTAGGTCTGGCACCGCCACCAGTCAGTTTGCTCTTGAAATCACTGATCTTCCTTAAAGCCGGAGGGTTGAGTTGTTGTCTACTTGCCATTGTGGAACCTCTAGTCTTTTTTGATATTTAAGGAATTAAACGTTACCGATGACTTCTTCAAAGTCAACACCGCTGCGAGTAGCAACGAATGTCAGACCGATGAAGTTGATGGAACGAGCGGGTTTGATGTAAATGTCAGCCACGAACTCGTTGTTGTCAATTACAGCAGCGGTGTTATTTGTTTCGTCGCAGATGACAACGAAATCTGTGATACCACGCTTGGACTGAACATCTCTGAGGAAAGGTTCAATCGTGTTGACGAAGTTGCTTCTTGTAATTTCGTCGTTGAACTCAAAGAGTTGATCCTTGGCGGCCGCGGAAATCGCTTTCTCCAGGAACAGGAACAGACGACGAACGTTAATTCTGTCAAAGGCAGAAGACTTAGCAAGAGCCGTCTTGTCTCCGAAGAGAACAATACCAGATCCAGATTGGAAGATTACAGGGTTGATTCTGTTGCTGTAAAGAACATCTCTTTGTTGCTGGTTGGGGTTATAAGGAACCTTAACAGCATTCAGGATAGCACCTCTCAGGGTTCCAGCGGGAGAGAACCAGGGGAAGTTGTTGATATCGTTTCTAGCACAGATGCCAGCGATATCTCCATTCAGAGGAACATATCTGAAAGTGGAATTGAAGCGGTCATACATGTACTTATAACCACTATCAAATACAGCGTAGGAGGAAGATGTCAGAGGACCGAAGAATCCAACTACGTTATTTGTGATGTCTACATCCGAGTTTACAGTTACCGAACCAGCAGCAGCATCATTGATGATTGCTTTTCTGTAGGGGGAGATGAATGCAAGAGCATCCTTTCTTCTTTCTGCAACGTCGATGGCCTTCAGAGCAACAGATTGTGCCTCTGCGAGGTTGTAGTTGGCAGATCCCATCAGAACGAAATCTACGGGATAGTTGTCGGGGTTAGCGAATACTTCAAAACCAGCTCTAATGTATGCAGCAGAAGCGGTGAGACCACCATAGTTTGCAGCAGTGTTGGTAGTTCCAGTCTTGGCACCGTAGTTAACTCCACCGCCAAGTTGCATGTTGGTGTTACCGATACCAGCAAAATTGATACCTTGAGCGGGTTGATCCCATGCAGTGTCTGTAGCAGCAGTCCATCCAGTTGCGGTTGTGAATCCAGTTGCTCTGGTTCCAGCAGGTTGACCACCAAGATAGATGTTATCGGACTGAGCCTTGACATACTTTCTGTAGTAAGAAGCATCTCCTACAGAGAACTCAGCATCAGTTGCCTTGGAAAGGGAAAGATGCTTTTCGAGAATAGTTCCAACGTTTCCTGTGATTGCTCCTTTGTCGTCGATAACGACAACGTGAACCTCATCATTCTTGGCAGCTCTTACTTCAGCGTATCCAGAAGTTCCAGGACGATCAGCAATTTGATTCCAAGCAAGTTTGGTTCCATTGGAAAGGTCAATTGTTTGAGAATCGAACCAGTCGCCAGGAGTTCCGTTTCTGAGAGATCCAAAGAATGTTACCGCAGTACCAGATGCAATAGTAACAGCAGTTGTCGATCCAGCACCGATGGTGAAGGATGTTAAACCGTTGCTGTACGATACACTACCAACAGCAACAAAAGTCAGAGCACTACCTACATGAACCGAAGAACCAGCAGCAACAACTGCAGAAAGATCTCCAGCAAGAGTGAAGGATGTAGTTCCAGCGGTTCCTGTTACGGAAAGTGTGCTTGATCCGTTTTGGATGAAGTCAGCAGCAAGACCAGTGCTGAGAATAGGCTTGATTCCAGATTGTCCAGACCCACCAGCAACAAACTTATATGTTCCGTTGGGAGTATAATTGACGCTTGTTACTACACCAGCAGCAGAAACGTGCTGAGTAACTTTAACTTCGATCTGACCAGATCTAACTTCTGTGATGATTCCTTTGAGGTTACCATCGAGTGCAACTGTTCCTCCGATTCCAGGAACAACAGTTCCAGAAGGAATTGCCTGAGAAACACCCATACCAACAGTCAGTCCTGTTGTGGTGATACCTGTGAGAATCTGATCGCTCTTGCCATCGATCATGGCAACTCTCAGGGTGTTACCCCAAGAACCAGGATCACGGCTTACAACGTCATAATTGGTGATAGTGTTATCATCGTATCCAAGATCACTATAGTGTTCGGCACTCTTGATCTTAGGGCCTGTTCCCCAACCTACGCTGCTATAGAATGCGTTCTTGAGGTCTGCATCATCTGCTCTAAGAACTCTAAGAGCGCCACCATATGCAAGGTAGGAGGAACCTACAAGCCAAGTTTCGTATTGCTTATCAAGATCATAAGATTGTCCGAAGTTGCTCAGTAACTCAGATTCGTTGGCAACTAAAACGGGAAGTTCTACTGGCCCTTTAGCAAAAGGCCCAACGAGAGCACCCGTTCTATCGGACGTAGGATCGATTCTCCCTAAAGTAAGATCTACTTCTCTTACAACAATGCCAGGAGATGCTAAATTCAGCGGCATCTTATTTCTCCTTGTGGATCCAGAATAAGTCTGTAAGTATTTAGAATTTTGATCGCTTTAAGTGGGGAAACAATGCATGAACAATCTACCAATCAGGATATTGCCAATTTACTGCCTCTCGTTGGCATTCTTTTCTTTGTTGGCGTTTATTGGTGATTCTTTTTATAGTGCACACTTTGCACTCATATGAATAAGATGATTTGACCTTACCTCGGTCTTTTCTAGTTAGATAGAAATCGGAAAGAAGATCTTTTGTTTCTCCGCAGACTTTGCATGTCCTTTGTTGAAACAGAAGATGCTCTAAACCAAAGTCTTCTTCTAAACTCATTTATATTCCCACATGAAGGCTCTGTCACCATATTCATCCGTGTACCATCTATCTCCATCAGAATCTACAAAACTTTCATCGTCAAGTCCATCCGATACAAATCCAAATGGAGCCATGTCTTGTTCAATTTGATTCTTCTGTTCCTCATAGATTTTTTTACGGACATCTTGATCCGTCATCTCTTTGAAGTAGTCTTGTGCTACTAACCATGCAAAGATAACCAAGCACATTGCCAAGTCGTCATTACATCCTTCTTCTGCTTCAAAAGATTGCTTTCTTTGGACAAATGTCGTAAGTTCTGATATAATGTCATAGTCTACAGTTAAGATCTTATGATCTTCAACTAGAGTCTTCAAGTTAGAGCAACCTAACTTCTTTACAGCAGAAGTCATTCTTACTCCCATCTGGGATTTCTTTCCAGAGAATCCATGACCAACAAT